AGCTTGTAAAAACTGAAACAGATGATGGGATAATTAAATATTCTATTGGTATAGAGAATGGTGATCTTGCAAAAACAGATGGATTAGACTCTTCTATTTATTTATCATTATTGAATAACGCAAGAGCTTCTGAAAACCAAGTTCCTGTTCCAGAAATGCGAAGAGGATGGATGGGAGATGTTTTAAGAGAAGATAAAAGGGTTTCTGGAAGTTTACTATGGCTTGTTGACTCGAAAAAATTGATCCAATCAGAATTAAATAAAGCTGAAATGTTTGGGAAAAACTCGCTAGATTGGTTGGTTGAAGATGGGGTTGCTCAGTCAATAAACGTGGTTGGCGAAATTGTCCCAAGAGAAGGGATCGCATTAACCATAACAATTACATCAAAAACTGGTGAGTCATCAAACCATTATGTCAAACTATGGGAGTTAACTAAATGATAAACCTTAGCACATTTAGAGAGATCAGAGATCGATCTAGGGCAGATGTCACAAATCTTCTTCCTGATCTTGACCCTACAGTTGACCAAACATTTATCAAAGCAATTGTAGATTCAAATGCAGGAAGGCATTATGACAACACTCTTTCTTTAAAACAACTTGAAAAAGAATTGATCCCTTCTGAAGAAACGAGTTTAGACGGTCTTAAATTATGGGCAAACTATGAAGGCATCATCCCATTCACCCTTAACAGGGCAAAAGGCATTGCTGTTTTTTCAGGAACGGTTGGAAGCGTATTATCAGCAGGGATAGAGGTCAAGGCTTTATCTGGGATTGTGTACTCCGTTGACACAGAATCAGTTATATCTGAAAACTCTATCTCTGTCACATTGACCAGATCAGGATCGACTGTTACGGCAGTCACTCCTTCTGACCATGGGTTTGCAACGAATCTTGTTTTGGGGATATCTGGTGCGGATCAAGCTGAATACAATGGTGATCAAACGATCACTGTCATATCAAGCACAAGTTTTTCTTATGATGTTTCAACAACTCCGGCAACTCCGGCAACTGGAACGATCTTGGCAACAGCAGATATTGCTCAAGTTTCGGTAACTTCGGTTGAGTTTGGAGCTGATCAGAACCTGAGTTCAGGTGCAGTTTTAAGCTTAGTCAACACAATAAGTGGTGTTGAGACAGATGGCTATGTTTCTTTAGTTGGGATAAGAGGTGGAACCGATGTCGAGACTGCAAGCAGTTTGCTCCGCAGAATCATCCACAGTCGATCGAACCCTGTTGCGAATTTTAATGTTGCAGCTATCGAAAAGCAAATTTTTAAAATCCAAGGGGTCACAAGGACAAAAATCAAAAGGATAACCCCAAGAGTAGGGAACGTGACCGTTCTTTTCTTGAGGGATGATGACGACAATATTATCCCAGATGTTTCACAAGTTTTAGAAGTCAAAGAATCAATTTTGGAAATTTTGCCGGTTGATAACGAAGAAGCTGATGCCATAGTTACTGCCCCAACACCAGTTATAACAGATTATATCATCACTTCCATTACACCAAGCACTGAGACAATGAAAGCTGCGATAATCAGCAATTTGAAAGCTTATTATAGAGATGAGGCTGATTTTGAAACAGACATCACAGAAGACAAATACAAAAGCATAATCTCTAACACAATCGACACAGAAACAGGCGACACATTGATTGCTTTTGCGTTATCTGCTCCATCAGGTGACATTACAATCTCAGTTGATGAAATCGGGACCCTTGGTGATGTGACGTACCCATGACATCATTATTTAACCCAGCATCGCAAGATGAAAACCATTTCTTACTTGCATCCCATCTACCTCGTGGTGATTTTTTCAAAGAGGCTTTTAATAAAGATGATGATTTCGGGAAGCTTTTTTTTGCACTTGCGATGGAGTTTTATCGATTTCAAGTTCTGGAAAAGAAGCTTGTTGATGAAATGGACATCACGAAAACAAACGAACTTTTAGTAGAGTGGGAAAAATCAGTTGGGATTCCTGGTCAATGTTTCAAAACAAACATCAGTGATGAGAAAAGAAGGGTTCAAGTTTATCAGAAATTTTCAAAATTTGGAGGGGCCCAAAAGAATGAAGATTTTGTAAGGGTCGCAGCAGCTTTTGATATTGATGTCACTATAGAAACTGGAAGAGAACGTGGGAGGTTTCCAATGACTTTCCCTTTATTGCTGGTAGATGACAAAGCTGCCACAAATATTTTTTATGTCACAATCGGTGGGACATTGAAAACCAAGACGACTTTTGCATTACCATTCCCGATTCCATTTAGCGAAGGGAAAAAAGATTTTATTCAATGCATTTTTGATTTTTTAGCAGCAGCAACAGTAAAAGTGATAATCACAAATTAGGAGGTATTATGAGAGATATATCAACAAAAGCAGACGATGTTGACACACTATCAGCCAGCGATTTCAACTCATTACAAATTGAACTTGAGAATGCCGTTAAAACATCAGGGATAACCTTAGATCTCGCAGGTGGTCCTGATACTGGTGGGCTTTCCATGCTTGCACAAAGTATTTCAAATTATGCAAATGGTGCAAATTTTTACACTGATAGTGGGAGTGTTGGAAACCATACTCTGACTTTGGGAAGCACTTTAGAAAACCCAGTTTCTTATTTGAATGGTATGAAAATCTCATTCAAAGTTAAGACAACCAACACAGGGGTCGCAACTCTAAACATCAATGGTCTTGGAAACAAGAGCATCCTAAGATCCGATGGCACTGCACTAGATGCTGGCGATCTTACTGCGGATAAAGTTGTTTCAATGTATTTCCTTTCTTCCTCACAGAAATTTTATTTAACCCAAAGCTACAGTCTTCTTGAGCTGACAATTGGGAATACAGATGCCTCTTTATCCAGAAATGAAACTGTTTTAATAAATAAACAAGAGGATCATTCAAAACCTGGGTTGAGGATTTTCGATTCTCTTTTTAACCCTAATGGGACTGACAAAAATTTATTGGTGTTAGAGACTGACAGTGGCTCACCAGGGTTATTGTTTAAAGGGCTTAGAACAGGAGCTGCTGAAGAGTTCTCGCAGATCACTTTTATAAATTCAGCAACAACAGGCAATAACTCTTTAGTCAAATTAGCTGCGTATATCAACGCAAATATTAGCGATCCATCTGATACGCCAGGAACTAAATTTGAAATATATCTTAGAGATGATGCAGGGGCAGAACAAAGTGCGATGGTATGGAAAAGTGGAAGTGGGGCAAAAATTCCAAATTTCGGATTGACTGTTGGAGTTAATGATTATCTTGCTGGGTCAGATGGATTATGGGTTGCAGGAGATATTAATGTGGATTCAGGAAAGCTTTTTTTTGAAGACGATGGGTATATGGATTATGATTCGGTCTTAGGCAGTTGGTCAATCAACGATGGAGCGAACGATAAGCTTCTTATCAGTGACGTATTGGCAGTGCCACAGGGGGGGCTAGTGTTGGGCAAAGCAGCAGCGAGTACGATTGATGCTGGTGCTGCGTTTCTAGGAGGGGTTGCTCCCTTTATTGACATTGAGTTTGGACATCCAACAGATACAGCTTATTCTGATGGTCTAGTGCTTAGAAATACAGCAACGGGGTCTGCTGCGGTGAACCGAGAACTCGGGTTGCTTTTTAAACTAAGTAACAATGGGGGTGTGGGGGCGGAGACAAAAGGCGGGGGGGTTATCTTCAAATCCACAGGATCTAATGCATCCGTAACAACGTTAAGCTGGGTACATGGAGTAAACACTCCCTTTTATTCAGAGGTTACATCAGGGAATGTTAATTTCAACTATGATGTGGCTATAAATGGGAGGTTGAACATTGCCAATGGGTTGTCTTTTTTTTACACAAACACATTAGTAACCTCAGCATCAGGAACTTTGGGAACATACACGAAGGTTTTTGACGAGTCAGGAACTGACAATCTAGTTGGAACAACTTTTACAGTTCCAACAGGAATGGCAGGTAGATACCAATTTAATTTATCAGCCTTTACGAACTCTCTGAGTAGTGGGACAGCTACAACTTCTTTTACTATTGTATGGTCTGGGGCTGGTGGAAGCTCTAGGAAAATAGCACAAGGAAGAACCGATTCAACAGTTGATTCAGGATGTTCTGGATATGTCATTTTAAACTTAGACGAAGGAGCAGAAGTTTACATCACCTATATTCAAGGTGGGTCCGGTCCATCTTGTACTATTAACTTTTCAGGATGCTTATTAGTTTATTAATTTTTAATCAAAATGATACAAAATGGCAATTCAATGTGATTATATTTTCAAAGGGATTCTCATACCAGATGCTTTTATCGAAATAACTGATGTAAAAATGTCTAAAATCAAAGGTTCGGAACCAAGCAAGTTAAAGGTTTCATTTGTTTTTGAAATCTATGTTGACCAAGAGTTGTCAAAAGATGCTAAGAACCTGATTGACAAAAAGTCGATAAAAGGGTTAGAACTTGTAGAGAGTGAGATTTCATCTTCATCTCTACAAGCCTATTTAAAAACGCAACCAGACTTCGCTGATGCGGTAGACATTTAACCTTTTCAATGGAAACGGACCATGAAAAAAAACAAAGAAAAAGAAATGATCACGTTGAAAAACTCAACAATTATCTCAGATCAACTTTTCCTTGATTGCTATACGAAAATCTCTAACAGCAACAAAGGCCCATCTATTTTTCTATTACGATGGAGAAAATTAAGAAAAGCTGTTTTAGAAAACCATACTTTATACTCTGAAACGAAAGACCAAATTCTTGATAAGTTTGGTACTGACAAGTATAAACTTAATGAGCTTTCAGAAGATAAAAAGAAAGAGATTCTTGATGAGTTAAAGCCAATTTTGGAAGAAAAATTCACTTTGGGTCTTCCAAAAATCGATTATCCAGAGGTTTTAGAACTCACCCCACTCGAATTTGATGTGATGGAAGACATTTTTGATTACTCAAAGCATGATGAGAAGGTTTTGAAAGAAGCGGAGCTTGAAGAAAAAAAATAAATTTGACCTATTCACAGCAAGGGTGATTGACAACCAAAACCTTTCATCACTTGCTGTGGGCAACAATCAAGAGGGTTATGTCTGAAATCGATAAAAATACACCCCAAGGAAATATTGGGTACAGCCAAGATTTTGAAACAGAAATTGCAAAAGGCAATGTAAAAAACCATTCATTCCTCAATGGGATGGGAGAAAGGCAAGCAATTGGCACAACAGTTAATGGTGAAGACATGTGGAGAGGAAACGAATTATCCCCTGCTCCCACTTCAACAACTACGATCCCAATCCCTTCAAGCTCTGGTGAGCAAATGTCAGTCACTAGCGAACACTCAACCGACACCATTGATGGAGTTGGTGTTCAGAAAATTAATGTTGATTATCTGGACATCAATGGTGATCAAAAAAGTGTAGTCCTTGATATGGATGGAATTGGACTTGTTGACCTTCCAGCCGATGTAATTTTTATAAACAACATGAATTCCGCACAGGTTGGCTCAAATGGAACCTCTGTTGGTAATATTAAAGTCCATAATAAAGACACAGTTGGTTTAGTATACAACATGATTCAAAAAGGAACGAATCAATCAGTTGTTCCAAATCGAATGATCCCTGCTGGTCATATCCTTGTGCTGAAAGGTTGGCATACAAGTGAGGCGAAAGGGAAAAGAGTCAACATGAGGATCAGGTCAACAGACCACGATGGAGTTCTTTTGCCTGGAGTTTTTACTTTTAAAGATACAAGTCATGTTGCTGGCTCATCTTCTGGGGAGCTTAAATTAAACGATAGGGTTCCAGCCCTCTCTATAGTTAAAATAACAGGCTGGGCAGACACAGCAGGAGCAGACAGTTCTTGCCATTGGTGGGGAAAATTAATCAAAATTGATGCTTAAGAGGGCTTATGACAACTCAAGGAAGATCAATAAACAACACAGTATGGGTAAACCTTGTTGATGAATTTTCATTATTATCTGGGGCATTGTATACAATTCAAAATTCTAGCAACACAAACATAAAATTTGTAGAAAAATCCACTACTCCAACTGTAGCTGATCCATTCTCAATTATAGCACCAATTATTCCCATTAAAATCATACCAACTATTGGCAAAGGACTCTGGGTTCAAGCAAGTAATGATTCAGCAAATATTATTATTTCACCAACCCCATTAGATCCTGATTTTCACTATACTATTGGACAAGGAGCTGATCTCAATAGAACTCCTGTTCACAAATTTGGTAGAAATCCAGATATTGACTCTAGCTTTGAAGCAATCTGGAATGGTGGTGGAGATTATACAGGGTTCAATTGTACGGCAGCAGAAATCCTTGAAACTTTTAGCTCTGTAGCTCAGGATGCCGGGGCAGTTTTTTCAAGCGGAAATGCAACAGGTGGGTCTTTAACAACAATTGAAGATTCAAGTGCAACATTTGTTTCAGATGGGGTGGCAATTGGAGATGCAGTTCTAAATGATTCAACATTAGCTCATGGAATTGTCACAGGGCTTACTGAAACTGAAATAACTGTTATTGGTTTTGAAAAGGGTGGCCATTTGACAAATGCATTTAGTCCAGGTGATGTTTATAGGGTGGTTACTGCTACAAGCACTGGTGCTGCTGTTCTTGAATTGATATATTTACTTGATGGTGATCTAAAGAATCAAACAAGTGAATTTGTAGTTTTAAACGGAACCACTCCAGTTGATACTGTTGGCTCTTATAGAAGGGACTCAAGAGCTGAAGTCATATTGGTAGGGAGCAATGAATCAAATGTTGGCACTATCATAACAAGGCAAAAAGTAACAACAGCAAATATTATGGTTAGCTTGCCAATTGGGTATAATGGAACAATGATTGCAGCTTATACAATTCCTGTTGGGTTTAAAGGCTCTATGCATTCTTGGTTTGCCTCATTCTCTGGAAAAACTATTGCAAATTGCTCCGTCAGATTGATGATTCGACACCCTGGTGAACCTTTTGTTGTAAAAGAAGAAATTACATTATTGGCTTCTGGTGATAGTAATTATTTAAGAGATTACAAAGTGCCAAAAGATTCATTGACTGGTGGTAGCGATATAAAAATTATGGCTGATACAGATACCGTAAACACAGGGGTTTCTGGTGGTTTCGATTTAGTAATTGATTCAATAATCTAACATCAATAAAGCCTTATGACTGAAGAAAATGGGCCCAACGGAAGAAGAAATTGCGTTGGGATAACGAAGTTAGATGGGAAGTTTGACTCATTGATTGAGAGCAATAAAGAGATGAAAGCGTTACTTGAGAAAATCAATGATAGGCAACAGACCCACTATAATGATTTGGTAAGGGTCCAAGAAAACGTCTTATTCATAAAAAACGATATAAAAGGAAATAAGAAAGAACACAGAGTTGAGATCCAAGAATTAAAAAAAGAACACGAAAAAGACATTCAAAAAATCTGGGATGAATTCAGGAGAAGACAGAGAAACTTTTGGTGGTCTCTGACCATTATTGTTCCAGCAGCAACTGGTGTCTTCACAGTTATTGTGACCTCTTTGATCGCATATTTTTCAAAAGGTTAACTAACCGCAATCAATAAAGCATCTGCCCTGTCCACATCTTTCTTCCGCTTCAATTGCGGAATCAAGCCGGGGTACATTTTTAAAACTGCCAGTCTTGCTGCATCCTTTGGCATATTTATCAATCCAAATTTCTTTTTCCACTTAGTCGGCAATACCATATTGATTTGGCAATCAAACATGTTTGCCACTGTCAATGCGGAATAAAAAGCCCCTGAGAATGCCCAAGTCGAAGACACCCCTTGTTTTGGCATTGAGTGGACAACCTCGATCGTGATCGATTCAATATCTTCTTTCTGTTCTCCACATTCTTTGAACAACATTTCATAAAGAGTTTTTGTATCAACCATCCTTTGTATCTTCCCTGTTTTTTTATTTGGTCTTGACCACGACTGCTCAATAGTTGGCATATCGCATAAAATAATTTCTTCATCAGAAACAAAGGCAATCGCTCCGTTTATTCCTGGGTCTATTCCAATTTTCATAATTTGTCCAAAATAAGCATTTAAAAGAATGCCCAGCCTATAGCTGAGCATAGGTAAAAAACAATTCAATCCTAATCCGTTTAAACGACTATTTTTCTAAATAGTCTGTTTAATCAGATGGTTGCTAACCAAAGTTTGGTTCAGTTTTATCATACCTCCAACCCTTGAACCTTGGTTGCCTCATTGAACCTGCTTTTGTCTCCTCTTTAAACTCGCACTCAGCGATCATGCCAACGAATTTAGCCTTACTTGTCCAAATATTTCCTCTCACTGTGTTGCTGTACAAAAGAGGGTCTGCTAGTTTTGTTTTTTGATTTGGAGTAAGATCACAATAATATTTTTCAGCAAAGCCAGATCCAACTTTTACTTGAACCCCTTTGTAATCCACAATGATTCCACCAAGGCTATTTTCCAATTTCGTCCCTTTCTTCCCTTCAAAGAATCCGACAACTTTACAATCAGCAGTTTTCAAAGGAACGAGCCTCATCCAATCACAACTCCTGCCATCTTTGTAAAGTGATTCTGGATCATAGACGACTGAACCTTCATAGCCTTCTGATAAATGATTATTATAGATATTGAGCATTTCTTCATAGTTAAAAGTCCATTCTTGTTCGATAATCTTAATGCAATCTGGCAAGTTGCTGAACTCATTGATAGAGTCAAGAACAGATCGTCTGGACTCCTTATCCCCTGGATAGCTTGGGGCATCAAAAATATTATAAACAACTTCAGGCACATCAGCATCACTGCGGATCAAACCAGATGCTTTATCAAAAGCCATTCCTGGAATAGTCAACTCACCATCAAAATCAAGCAAGATAGATGATCTAGCCAACGCATTATTAATGTGGCCCACCCCATTGATAATCTTCCCTTGCCTTGAATACATCACACCACATTGATGCCTTCCACGGACCCCATCTAGCTTTGGGGAAATCAAAAGTGGAAACTTAGCTTTCTTCTTATCAAAATTCTTGACTAATTGAACATAGATTTCAGACTCACCATCTTCTGATTTAGGGATCAATCCAGGCCAAACCTTATTGATTGATTTAACACTTACTCCCAACCTTAAGTCTTTGTTGATGATTTTCTGGAATAAATCAGCAGAAGGTTCATCTAAAAGAGAAATCATATCACAGAGGATTTCTTCTGCCAACTTCCCAGATAACCTTCTTTCTGAAAGATCCTCAAGAAGACCCGAATAATCTTTATGAAAATGACCAAGAATATTACAAACTTCATCTTCACCAACCCCTTTGATTCCAGGTGCTGTGATATGATATTTCTTAAATGGATCATAAGCAGCTTTAAAGATCTCTCTTAATTCAGGATTTCTTCTCATGATTTCCAACTTTTCATTACCTGTTGCTTCTTCAATTTTTTTTAATGCTTCGTGAATGTCTTTCATTTTACTCTCCAAATGATGTTATGTCGTCAAAAATTACAGGGATCTTGCTTTTTAATTCTGCCAATAAAGGGGCCATGATCTCTCTGATTTGCGGATGGGCTGCTTGAGAGGTACGGAGCTTTAAAACATGTCTCCACTCTCTTAAGTTGGCGGTCATCACAATTTCCGTTTTGAGAGAATTAGGCAAAACAGATCTGGCTTGTTGTGGCTTCCAACCCGCATCAATGAGAATGTCATAATATTGTGTTGCTTGTTCCATAGCACTTAACCAAGCAGTTGCGGGACTATAACTTACCTGATTTATTTTACCGAACAACTCTCTTAAACCGTTCAAGTCAAATTCACCCAAGCAAAAGTCATCAACCCAAGGAGGTAAAATAAAAGTCATTCCCTTTTTTGAATAATTGCAATACCTTGTCGATTCTTGACTAAAAGCTGCCAATCGATGCCGAACCATTTCATGCGTAACACCTCGATCACAAATAAACCTGACAGAAATGCTCTCATGTTCAATCACGCTTTCATGCTTTACATCGTGAACAAGTCTTTGCATGAGCTTTTTTGCTGATCCTGCGGCAATCTTATCCTCTGACTTGTAGCAAGTTCTAGCTGCTCTCTCAAGTGCAAGCAAAATGCGGTCGCCATCAATATCGGTCAAGATCTCGTAACTCGGCTTAATAATATTAATTTTCATCGTTTTTCTCCACAGTTATGGGGTGTCTATCGTCAAACTCATCCATTTTTCTTTCATTGTAAGTTTGTAAGAACATGATACAACATCCGGCATGGTGTAAATGGCTTAACCCTGTTTCTGGATCAAGATTTTCTCCACGCCACCAAGCCCACATGTGTCTCATTAAAGCCCCGAACACTCTCGAATACTTGATCCCTTTTTCCCAATTCCTATCCTCGTATTTCTTAGCCCCAAAGGTTAGGACTTTCGCAGTACCCTCTATGGCTTCTGGGGGTAGGAGTTCCATTCTAACCTTGTCATCATCAAACTTTTTGCCTTCCATAACCCTCCTATTTAGTTATTTTCATTATGTTTTTAATAAAAATCAAATCAAAATCTTTTGCTTTATTGCCATAAACAATATACCAGTCTTTGTTTTCTTTTCCAGTTTCAGAAATCAGCCTCCCAGACCTATTGTAATCTTCTTTCTTTATCTGGCACATGATCACACCAGAGTCATCTTCCAAGGTTAAATTCAACCAAGTGGTGTCGCCT